CCACACTTGTCTTTGAAAGATATTCCAATGATTGTAGTGAATCATACCTACAAAGAAATTGGTATGTACCCTAAAGACATCGTTGGTGGTGGTACAGGTTCATACTACTCTGCTGATAACATCTTTATTCTTGGTCGCCAGCAAGAAAAAGAGGGAACCGAAATCACTGGTTACAACTTCATTATCAATGTAGAAAAGTCCCGTTATGTCAAAGAAAAATCTAAAATCCCTGTTTCAGTATCTTTTGACGGTGGCATTAGCAAGTGGAGCGGCCTATTGGATATCGCTCTCGAATCCAAACATGTGGTAAAACCAAGTAATGGTTGGTACAGCAAAGTAAATTCTGAAACTGGTGAAGTTGAAGAAAAGAAATACCGTGAAAAAGACACCAATACATCAGAGTTCTGGACTTCAATCTTGGCAGACCAAACATTCCAAGAATATGTTTCAAACAAATATGGTGTTGCTACTGGCAGCATCATGCAGGAAGAAGAATGATAGAAGGTGTGGATTACTGTTTCATTTATCCTAAGGGTGATGAGACTATAACCCACATCAAACTACTTAACGGTAGTTATAAGGATGTGGTGTTCAAATATGGTAAAGTAAAAATAACGGAAGAAGTTGATGGGCCCCATTTACATTTCGCTTTTGATGTGTTAGAATCACCAATCGTGAAGCCTAAAAAACTTATGGTTGATGCCAAATTCAAAACTTATCTTGGTGATATGTTGGTTGAATTGATGAGTGACAATGTTGATGGGGATATTATAGATGAAACTAGAACAAACGATACTGAAGAACCTGATTTACTCAGATGAATACCTGAGAAAAGTTCTTCCTTTTTTAAAAAGTGAATACTTCACCGACCGAGCAGAAAGACTAATTTATGATGAAATTAAATCATTCACGGAAACTTACAATAATGCACCATCGCCTGAAGCGCTTGTATTGGCCGTCCAAGAAAGGCGAAATCTCACAGATGCAGAAGTGGAAAAGTGTCAAACTACTATCCAAGAAATTGAGAAAACTAAAGGAGAGAAATCCCAAATTCAATGGCTTACTGACAAAACCGAACAATTCTGTCAAGAAAAGGCCATCTACCAGGCAGTATTGGGGAGCATTTCTATTCTTGAAGGAAAAGACAAAACGCACGACAAAGGTCAGATTCCCAAAATACTATCAGACGCTTTAGCCGTAACTTTTGATACCTCAGTTGGCCACGATTATTTGGAGAACAGTGATGAACGATATGAATTCTACCACAGACACGAAGAACGAATCCCGTTCGACTTGGACTACTTTAACAAAATCACAAAGGGTGGGTTACCTGGTAAAACTCTTAACATTGCTCTGGCTGGTACTGGTGTGGGTAAATCTCTTTTTATGTGTCACGTTGCCGCTGGTGCTATGTCACAAGGTCGTAATGTTCTTTACATCACAATGGAGATGGCTGAAGAAAAGATTGCCGAACGTATTGATGCAAATCTCCTTAATGTTACGTTGGATGATTTAACAAGTCTTCCAAAGGACATGTATGACAAGAAGGTTGCAAAACTGAAAGCAAAGACTACAGGCAAATTGATTATCAAAGAGTATCCAACCGCATCCGCATCTGCAACACACTTTAGGTCTTTATTGAATGAACTCAATCTTAAAAAATCATTTCATCCTGACATTATCTTTATTGATTATCTCAATATATGCTGTAGTTCTCGTATTAAAGCCGGAGCAAACATCAACTCCTACACCTACGTTAAGTCAATTGCAGAAGAACTGCGTGGCCTTGCCGTTGAATACGGAGTTCCAATTGTATCTGCTACACAAACAACACGTTCAGGCTTTACCAGTTCCGATCCCGGACTGGAAGACACAAGTGAGTCTTTTGGTTTGCCCGCTACCGCTGACTTGATGTTTGCTTTGATTACATCCGAAGACTTGCAAGAACTTGGTCAAATCATGGTGAAACAATTGAAGAATCGTTACAATGATCCTACGATGTACAAAAGATTCACTGTTGGTGTTGACAGAGCAAAGATGAAACTCTATGACGTTGAACAATCTGGCCAAGAAGGTCTTGTTGATGCTGGTATTGTTGATGCAGCGGTCAACGTAAAGAAACCTGGTAAGAAATCATTTGATGGATTTAAAGTATGATATTGACTAAAGAAGATGCTATTCATTGTGCAAATGCGTTTGAAGATTACTTTGGTAATTTTGACCGTATTGATGAGTACATGCGTGACCAAAAATTGAATTCGTTGGCTGAAATGCCAACACCTTTGTTTCCTCCAGAAGATGATTTGTTTTCTGATTTCTCCATGCATCCAAATGATATGGATATTCAAGTGTGTGAAATTCCTACTGAAACTTGGGAAACACTCCTAAACATCACCTCATCACATATCAACATTCGTCCTGTTGGTCGTAGCATTCACCTAGCCGTCAAAGAAAGAAAGTCTGGACAATATCTTGGTTTCATTCGGTTAGGTTCTCCTGTAATCAACTGCAAACCAAGAAATGAAATGCTTGGCCAAGTCTTTACACAAAAACCTGAGTGGGGTAAAAGATTCAATGACTCTGCAATGATGGGTTTTGTGATTGTGCCAAGTCAACCATTTGGTTTCAACTATCTTGGTGGAAAACTCTTGGCTGCAATTTGCACTTCACATGCAGTCCGTGAGATTGCAAACAAAAAGTATGGAATGAATTTGTGTCTATTTGAAACAACAAGTTTGTATGGTTCTTCTAAACAAGTATCACAATATGATGGCATGAAACCATTTATTCGTTATAAAGGCTTGACAGAATCCGATTTCTTGCCTATGATGCACGGTAAACCTTACTCGGATTTGCGTGACTTTGTTCAAGAGAGGGTTGGTCCCTTAGTTGATGAAGACGCTTCAAGCAAGAAACTAAAAATTTCTATGAAAATTATTTCGTTGACAAAGGCTGCGTTGAAAGGTACAATAGAGGGTGATGCCTTTAATAAAACGATTGAGAAGGCCAAACAATTGACTGAACAGAAGCGTTACTACATTTCTAACTATGGTTATAGCAACTTTGTTGACTATATTTGTTGTAAAACTGATACACTTGTTAAAGATAAGGAGAACTATGATAAGTTTGAACTAGAAAATGTGATACAATGGTGGAAAAACAAGGCTTCAAACCGATACGAAACATTGAAAGGTGAAGGTCGGTTGAGGACTGAATTAGAAGTTTGGACTTCTGGAAAAGAAATTCAAATCATTAGATAAATAATAATCAAAGGAGATTAGAATGTCAGGTTTATCACTTGGAGAATTAAAGAAACGTCCCGGTCGTATTGACACGTTCGTTAATAAATTTGTTACATCTTCACCTTTTGTCTTTGATGATGGTAAATCCAGAGTTTTGACTTCAATTATTATTGATAACAATGAATACAATTTGTCTAATCTTTCAAAGGTCAAAAGTAAACAAGAAGAACAAACAAAACAAATTAAAAAACAACTTGAAAATTTAACTAAGGCCAAGATAAGTGTTCGTGCAGAAAATAAAGTTTATGCCGTTTCTAAACTAACCAAGACTAACGAATTTGGTGGAACTGGTGGAACGTCTAAAGATGAAACAAACACTAAAATATCTGGAGGTACAATTACAGAAGTTCTCTCTGAAACTGGTTTTTGTTTCTACTATGCGTTACAAGTCACCAATCAATTAGATTCTTTTAAAAAAGAATCGTTTCAAACAGTTGGCACAGTCTCAGATTATAAAAAACTAATCTCCAAATATCGTTTAAGTGAAATCATGAGTGATTCAGTTAACGACACTCAATTGAATCAATATATTAAAACAATGTATGCGTTTTTAGGAACAGGTTTCGATGAAATTTTAAGAGCACAAGTTAAAAAATTTGACGCAAGTTTTTCTGGTATTGGCAAATCGTGTTATGTTGCAAGAAGTGGTGCAATTCCTGATGATTATAGTCCATACACCACTTACCGTGAAGTAGCGGGTTCAATGCAAAAGAAATTTAATTTTGATAGTAAAATTGGTGAGGATAAATGGAATCCAGCAGATTTGTGGATCTATAACAATGAAGGCATCAGACGTTTAAAAGAGTTGAATAAAGCAGCCAAAAAACTAACTAGTAGTGATCCAGATAGTTATAATGTGGCCATATTAAATATGGTCAATGATGAAATCTACAAGATGTATAAAAAAGGTGTTTGTTATCCCGTTTCATTGAAAAAATCTGGTTTAAATCCCCATATTGATGAAATCAACGTGGCAGGTGCAATTGAAAAGATTGTTAAATTTAAAAAAGTTGAATTGTCTCAAGGTAACATCGATGTTAAGTTTTATTTTACTTTGCAAATGTTCCAAAAAAACAAGATGATTTACAATAGAGAGTTAAAACTAAAAATGAAAGCTGGTTCTTCTGGTGGTTTCCGTTTAGAAATTGAAGGTGGTGCTGATGCACGTTTTGGTTCTATTGGTACAGGAATTTATCAGTTCATAATTAAGGGAACAGACAGTAGTGGTATTAGTAAATTACAAAAAATACGTAAAGAGTTTGCTGATGAAAGTAAAAAACTAAACGAAATTATACCTAAACCTGGTGATAAATTATGGTTTGGTGGCAACGAATATAAAAATACAGTATCGAAAGATAAAAGTCTCGCTGATGACTTACTTCCTTATTTGCAAAGAATGTTTTCAGAAATAAATGGTGGCCAAGAATTTGATTTAAATAAGGTCAAAACTGGCACAAATGCTGAAAAGATTTACAACAAGACTGCGGCTTCTGAATTGGCTATTTCTATCGAAGGTATCGTAAATAAATATGCTAAAGAAATTGTAATTGAAAATCTTGTGGATGCCGCTTCATCATCTCGTATTGGTGCAGGCATTCGTCCAGAACAAATTGAATCAAGAAAAAAACAATTAGGTGGAAATATAGATAAGGATTTACAGTCTTTGCCTGTTAGTGTTGCACAAACAGTTTTCACAAGTTGTTTTCATTTACAAATATCTTAAAACTGAAAGTATATTATGACAGCAACAGTGATTATACCTACAACAGGTTCACCTGACCTGAGAAAAGCAATTGATAGTGTTTTATCTCAAACATATCCAACAACTTGTTATGTTGTATGTGATGGCGAACAACATCGTGGGAAAGTCAGCGTTATCACCAGTGAATATGGTGATAAAGTTAAAGTTGCTTATTTACCAATCAACGTAGGTGCAAATGGCTTTTATGGCCATCGCATCTACGCCTCTTTTACACACTTAATCAATACAGAATATATTCTATATTTGGATCAAGATTGTTTCATTGATTCAAATCATGTTGAATCACAAATTCAAAACATCAAAACTAAAAATCTAGACTGGTCTTATTCACTAAGAAAGATTCTTGATAAAGATGGAAATTACTTTTGTAATGATGACTGTGAATCACTAGGTAAATGGAAATGCTTTCAAGATTATCACCATGTAGATACAAATTGTTATTGCCTTAAAACTGAAATTGCGATAAGATTAGCCAATGTATGGCACGGTGGTTGGGGACAAGACAGAGTGTTTTTAAATGTTTTGTCAACACATTTTAAAAATTTTGACTGCACCGGTGAATATACACTAAATTATAAACTTGCCGGCAATGAAGGTTCTGTTAAACCAGAATTCTTTTTGCATGGCAATACAGTGATGAAAAATCGTTATGGAGAAAAATTCCCGTGGATAAAATAATTAATAAACATGATTGGCATAAAATATCACAAGATTTTTTATCAGCAGAACCCTTTAATCATGCCGTGATTGATAACTTTTTTGTTGAAGAAATTGCTCGTAGTATCTTTGATGGTATGCCAGGATATGATGAAAATACTGATGCAAAGTATGACAATCCAATTGAAAAGAAACGCACCATACAAAACTGGACCAAGTTTTCAAAAAACGTTTACAAAGCAATATCATGTTTAGTAGATGAACCTCTTGTTGGTAAATTTGCATATCTTACGAACGAATTTGATTTGGTTCCAGATTACGGTTTACATGGTGGCGGTATTCACATGCATCAAGCTGGTGATTACTTGAATGTTCACCTCGATTATGATATTCATCCTAAGATGGACATGAGGCGTAAGTTGAATCTCATCGTTTACTTAAATCCAAACTGGAAGAAGTCTTGGGGTGGCAATATAGGTCTTTGGTCACATGACGAAGAAACTAATCAACCAAAGAAATTGATTAAGTCTATTTGGCCAAAATTTAATCGTGCAGTATTGTTTGATACTACACAAAACTCTTGGCACGGTGTAACTGAAGGTATTACCGCACCTGAAGGTCAAT